GGTGGCTCGCTGTGCGAGGCGCTGTGTTGCACCCGCACGGACACGGAGAGTGAGGAGTCGGTGATGGATCTTGGTACTCGTGGTCAGCGGCTCTGGGGGTGTCTGCTGGCGCAGGACGCGGGTCTGACGGATGAGCAGAACCCGATGCGAGAGCTGGCGCTGACGGCGTGCCGCACCGCGGACCGGGTGGACTGGCTGGAGCAGATGGCGGCGGAGACGGAGCCGGTGGTGGAGGGCCGGCAGGGTCCGATGATCCATCCGTTGCAGGCTGAGGTGCGGCAGCAGTCGGCGTTGCTGGCGCGGCTGATTGTGGCGATGCGGCTGCCGGACGAGGCGACGGGTGCGCGGCCAAAGCGTCCGTCGGTGCGTGGTGTGCAGCAGCCGACCGCGGTGAATGTGCGCGACCGCCTGCGCTCGGCCTGAACGCAAAGAAGCCCGCCGCGTCCGGCGGGCTTCTCCCCGGCGCCCTGCGCGATTCCGGTTGCCTTCACAGGCGGGCCCGGGGCCTCGCTAGCAGGCCCCGTGGAAGCGAATCCTAGTGGAGGTCGGGATGCCGTGGCAGCCGCAGGAGGGGGACGAGTTCCCGTCGCTGGGCTGGCAGGTCGCGGAGTGGCTGGAGGCGTACACCTGCCACGGGCCGGGCGATGTGCAGGGCGAGCCGATCGTCTTGGACAACGAGTGGCTGCGGTTCCTGGTGAACGCCTACCGGCTGGACCCAGAAACGGGCCGCCGGTGTGTGGACCGGGCGATGCTGTCCCGGCCGAAGGGCAGGGCGAAGTCGGAGCTGGCCGGACTGGTGGGCATCGCCGAGGCGATCGGCCCGGTGCGGTTCGACGGGTGGGACGCCGACGGCCAGCCGGTGGGCCGGCCGGTGACGTCGCCGCTGCTGAAGTGCCTCGCCACGGAGGAAGGTCAGACGGGGCACACGTTCCAGAACATCGCCTACGTGATGGCGGAGTGGGGCCCCGATCATCACTCGGACGTGTACCGCGGGATCACCGGTGCCCGCCAGTACCAGTCGGCGTCGGCGCTGTACCTGCCCAACGGCGGTGAGGTGCGGGCGGCGACCGCTGGTGCCGCATCGAAGGATGGCGGTAAGGAAACGTTCGTCGTCGCTGACGAGGTTCACCTGTACGTGCTGCGGGAGCTGCGCGGCATGTACTCGACGGTGGCCCGGAACACGGGGAAGCGGGCGAAGGCCGAGCCGTGGATGTTGTTGACGACGACGGCGTATCGGCCTGGTGAGCAGTCGGTGGCGGAGTCGCTGCTGACGGCGTGGCGGAAGGGTGACCTGCCGAACGTCGAGCGGTGGGTGATGGATCACCGCGAGGCGAAGGGCCGGATCGACTTGGCCGACGTGGCGCATACGTTGGCGCAACTGCGCTACGTGTATGGCGACGCGGCCGAATGGATGGACCTCGAGCGGATCTATCGCACGATGCGGGATCCGATGGAGTGCGAGGACGACGCGACAGCGGCCCGCTACTTCCTGAACCGGTCGATCTCGGGGCGGGATGCGTGGATCGCCAAGGACGTCGTGGAGCGGCAGGCGCGGGCGGAGACGATCGCCCCGGGTGAGGCTGTGGCATTGGGCTTCGACGGGTCGCTGAACAATGACTCGACGGTGCTGATCGGGTCGCGCATGTCGGACGGGTTCATCTTTCCGGTGGGGATCTGGGCGAAGCCGGAGGGCCCGGAGGGGACGTGGTGGGAGGTTCCCCGCGCCGATGTGCTGGCGACGGTGCGGGAGGCGTTCGCCCGGTATGACGTGGCACGCCTGTACGCGGACCCGCACGAGTGGCGGTCGGATGTGGACAGCTTGGCGGAGGAGTTCGGGGATCGGGTGGTGGCGTGGGAGACCCGCCGGGATGTGGCGATGGGTGCCGCGTTGGACCGCCTGCACACCGGGTTGCGGAATGGGGAGTTGTGGCATTCCGGGGATCCGGTGGTGGTGGAGCATTTCGCGAACGCGTATGTGCGGCGGCGGGGGTCGTTGCGGCTGGTCCGTAAGGAGCATGAGCAGTCGAATCGGAAGATCGATTCGGTGGTGGGTGCCGCGTTGGCGGTGGAGGCTCGGGCGGATGCGATCGCCGCGGGCTGGTATCGGCAGTCGAAGTTGACCCGCGGGTTGACCCGCGTCACTGGGCGCGTCCGTTCATCGTGAGAAGGGGGTGCTCGTGACCGGTCCGTACCAGCCGTATCTGACGGATCTGGAGGTGTGGGCGCCCGCCGACCAGCCGGACACCTGGGGCGTGGTGCCGCCGTGGCCGCTGTTCAATGCGCGGACGGATGCGGCCGTGGAGTCGCCGGAGTGGTGGCTGCGCCGCCTGCACCACGAGCTGGTGCTGCGGCAACCCAGCCTGTCGCTGTTCGACGCGTACTACCGCGGTGACCATCCGCTGCCGTGGCTGCCGGCGCAGGCGCAGATCGAGTTCGCCCGGATCCTGAAGATGACCCGGTCGAATCTGATGGGTCTGGTGGTCGATGCGACGGCGGAGCGGCTGGCGTTGGAGGGGTTCCGGCTGCCGGGGCAGGAGGCTGCCGACGCCGAGACGTGGTCCATTTGGAAGGCCAACAACCTGGACGAGGACTTCGACCAGGGACTGCTCGAGGCGTTGATCGGCGGGACCGCTTACACGCTGGTCGAGCCGAACGGCACCGATGTGCCGAACATCTACATCGAGCATGCGTCGCAGGCGATCGTCGCCTACCGGCCCGGTAGCAACCGGCGCCGGAAGGCCGCCGGTTTGAAGCTGTGGGTTGATGACTGGACCGGCAAGTTGTGCGCCACCTTGGATCTCGGGGAGTGGCTGTATAAGTTCCAGACGGATCTGCCGGCGGGCGGGTGGAGTCCGGAGTCGATCACTTGGGACCGCAGGATCGTGGCGGGTGAGGGTTGGCCGGTGGTCAATCCGCTGGGTGAGGTGGCGTTGACGGAGCTGCCGAACAATCCGCGGCTGCTGACCGGCGGCGTCAGCGAGATCGCCGATGTGATCGATGTGCAGGACCGGTTGAACAAGACGATCGCGGATCGGCTGATCACGCAGGACTTCGGGGCGTTCCCGCAGAAGTGGGCCACCGGCTACCCGGAGACCACGGAGGACGGGGATCCGGTGGAGCCGATCGATATCGGCCGGGACCGGGTGGTCACCACCGACGTCGCGGAGACGAAGTTCGGGCAGTGGGAGTCCGCGCCGCTGGACCCCTACAGCGCTGCGAAGCGGGAAGACGCGAAGGACATTTCGTCACGGACCCGTGTCCCCGCCCAGTACCTGCTAGGGGAGATGTCCAACGTCAACGGGGAGACGCTGCGCGCGTCGGAGTCCGGGCTGGTGGCGAAGTGCCGTCAGCGGATCCGGTCGTTCGGTGGGGGTGCGGTGGAGACGATGCGGCTGGCGCGGAAAGCCGCCGGCCTCGAAGTGCCGGATGCGCGGATGGAGTCGCTGTGGCGGAACCCGGAGTTCCGCACCGAGGGGGAGATCACCGACGCCGCCGTGAAGCAGGTGCAGATCGGTTTGCGGGATCTGCGGGCCGGGCGGGAATTCGTCGGTATCTCCCAGACGGAGATCGCGCAGATGGAGGAGCGGGCCGCGTTGGCGGGCACGGATCCGACGTTGGAACGGATCGCCCGCGACCTGATCACCGGTGGTGCCAGTGGCGATACCGGCGGCGAGTGAGGACTTCTACCGCACCTTGCAGCGCCTCCAGGTGGTGCTGGTGGCGGCGGGGCGCAGGGCGTGGTCGAGGATTCGCCCGGACTTCGACCCGTCCTGGGAGGAAGTGCAGCGCGGGCTGATCGACGTCACCGCCGCCACCCAGCTCGCCGCCGCCACCGCAGCCGCCGAGTATGTGCCAGCGGTCCTCGAGGAGACGGGACAACCAGACGACCCGGCGGGCGCGATTGTGCCGGCCGCGTTCGCCGGGTCCGCAGCCGACGGGCGCAGCCTGCTGGGCCTGCTGGACGGGGCGGTGGTCGCCGCCAAGCTGGCGTCCGGACGCGGGCTGGCCCCGGAGCGGGCGTTGGACGTGGGCGGCCGGTGGCTGGACATGACACTGCCGACCGTCGTCTCCGACGCCGGCAGGCAAGCCACCGGCGCGGAGATCGCCCAGCGCTCCGGAATGGGCTGGACGCGGATGGTCAACGCGCCGTGCTGCTCGAGGTGTGCGCTGCTGGCCGGACGCTGGTACCGCTACTCTGCCGGATTCCCCCGGCACCCTCGCTGCGACTGCGTGCACATCCCGGCCCGTGAGGACACCGCTGACGACTTCCGAACCGACCCCGACGAGCTGCTGCGGCGCGGGCTGATCACCGATCTCACCGACGCCCAACGGAAGGCGCTCGACGCCGGAGCCGACCTCGGCCGGGTCGTCAACGCCAACCGCGGCATGTACACCACCACCGTCTTCGGGCGGCAGGTGCGGGCCACGACGGAGGCCACCACCGCCCGCGGCGTCGGCCGCGAGTTGGGTGGCCTGGCGAAGCGCCCCGGGGAACGCTACCGGCGGTCCACCGTCGTCCGGCTGACCCCCGAGGGCATCTACCGGATCGCTGAGGACCAGGCCGACGCCGTGAGACTCCTCCAGCGCTACGGCTACATCACCACCTAGACCCCCCGCCCGGCGTGAGGCCGTACGGGACGACCGAGGGCGTGACGCCCGAGGGGAGCACCACCCATGACCGAGTCCACTCCCGACGGCGCGACGCCCGAAGGCACCACCCCCGACACCCCCACCCCGGAGACGCCGCCGGCCGTGACGGCCGAGGACGTCGCCAAGCTCACCACCGCCCTGGAAAAGGAGCGGGAGCTGCGGAAGGCAGCCGAGAAGACCGCCAGGGAGCGGGAGAATGAACGCCGCGCCTCGCTGAAGGACGACGAGCGGGCGCTCCTCGAAGCCGAGGAACGCGGGCGCAACGCGGTCCGTAGTGAGTACGGGCAGCGCCTCGCCGAAACCGAGTTCCGCGCCGCAGCCGCCACCCGCAACCCCGGCTACGACACTGCCAAGGCGCTCCGCTACGTCAACCTCGCCGGCTTCGTCGGTGAGGACGGCGAACCGGACACCAAGGCCATTACTGCCGCCGTGGCCGACCTCATCCCCGAGGTGACTATGCCCGGCGCACCCCTGCCGCCGACGTTCGACGGCGGACCTCGCACCACCACACCCAGCAACTCGACCGCCTCGCAGTTCGCGCAGGCGCTCGGGCCCCTGTTGCCCTAATACAAGGAGGCCCCCATGGCGGGGATCGATGTGAACCGTACGACCGCCGGGGTCTCGCTGCCGCCGGCCGTGTCCGCCGAGATCTGGCAGGAGACGCAGAACGCTTCGGCGGTCATGCAGCTCGCCAACCCCATCCCGCTGCCGGGCGGGGGGCTTCAGGTCAACGTGATCACCGGTGACCCGGTCGCCGAGTGGGTCGCGGAGACCGCGGCCAAGCCGGTGGATCGGCCCACCATGGGCACGAAGCTGATGCGCGGCTACACCCTCGCCGTGATCGTGCCGTTCTCCAACCAGTTCCGTCGGGACCTGCCCGCGCTGTACAACGCTCTCGTCGGTCGGCTGCCGGGTGCGCTGGGGCGGGCGTTCGACGCGACGGTGTTCACCGGCACTGCGCCAGGCGCCGACTTCGACGTCCTCTCCGCGGCGACCGCGGTCGGCATCGGAGGCAACACCTACGCCGGGCTGATCGCCGCCGACGCCGCCGTCGCCGCCGGCGGCGGGATGATCACCGGGTGGGCGCTGGCACCGCAGGCCCGCGGGCTACTGCTGGGTGCGGTGGACGGCAACGACCGGCCACTGTTCATCAACAACATCCAGACCGACGGAGCCGTCCCGGCGCTACTCGGGGCCCGCACCTCGCAGACGACCGCCGTCTACGAGGCGGGCACCCCCAACCAGATCGGCTTCGCCGGGGACTGGTCGTTCGCCAACTACGGCATCGTGGAGAACATCCAGATCTCCGTGTCGGACCAGGCCACCCTCGACGACGGCGGCACGGCGCTGCACCTGTGGCAGCGGAACATGTTCGCGGTCCGCTGCGAGATGGAGGTCGGGTTCCGGGTCCGCTCGGACGACGCCTTCGTCCGGCTCACCGACGCCGCCGCGGCCTGACCCGAGGGAGACTGAGCCATGACCCAGCCCGAGAACACCATCGCCTCCGTTCCGCAGTCCGTCGCCGACGAGAACTCCGTCAAGGCGGCGAACGACTCCATCCGTGACACCCTGCGCCGCCAGTCCGGCCGCGACCAGGAGTCACAGCAGGAGCAGCAGGGCACGGCTGTCGGCGAACAGCAGGAGGAGGCGGCGCCGCGGAAGCGGACCACCGCCGTCACCCGCGACGACGCGGACCAGAAGTAAGCGGCCCGGGGAGGGTGACCGGACATGCCTGACCTGATCACCCTCCCCGACCTCGCCGCCTACATGGAACCCGAGGACATCGGCACCGCCCGCGGACCCCTCATCGTCGAGCTGACGCTCGGCGCCGTGTACGACGTCCTCCCCGACGATCTGGCGGACACCAACATTCGGGCCCGCGCCATCGCCCTCGAGGTCGCCGCCCGCGCTGTCCGCAACGCCCAGGGCTACGCGTCGGAATCGGTGGACGACTACCGCTACCAACGCCCGTCGGCCACCCAGGCCGCCGGGGTGTACCTCACCCCGGACGAGCGCTCCGAGCTGCGTGCGATCGCCTCCGCCGAAGCCGGCACTCCCGTCGCCCGGGTGCGGTCGGTGCGGCTGCGGTCGTGGTCGACGTGAGCGCCGCCAGCGTCGCCCTCCGCGGGCGGGCCATGGCCCGCTCCCTGATGACCTCCACCTGCACCGTGTTCGAGTCGGGGGAGCCGATCACCGACCCCACCACCGGCGAGGTCACCGACTCCCACGAAACCATCTGGTTCGGCCCGTGCCGCATCAAACCCGGCAGCACACAGGCCAGCGTCGCAGAGAACATGGGCCTCGAGGTGTACGACTACGACTACCTCATCACCATCCCCTTCGAAGTCACCGACGTCATCGAAGGGCACCGGCTGACCGTCACCGACTCCCCCGACCCGGCGCTGGTCGGGATCACCGTGGAGATCCGGAAGATCGACCGCGGCGACACCATCACCGCCCGCCGGCTCGCCTGCCGCGACGTCGTCTGATGAGCGCTCCCATTCCGTTGCAGCAGTGGATGGCTGAGCTGGCCGCCGAAGCCGCCCGCATCAATGCCGCCGTCACCGGCGTCGTCACCAAGGGCGCGCTGAACGTGAAGAACGAGGCACGGAAGAACGCCCAGCGGAGCGCAGGCAGGCACGCCCGCCGTTACCCCGACTCCATCACCTACGACGTGACCAACGCCGGGCACCGCATCTCCGCCGAGATCGGCCCCGACAAGAACAAGCCGCAGGGCGCGCTGGGCAACCTGCTCGAGTACGGGTCCAGCAAGAACCCGCCGCACCGCGACCTGTCCCGGGCGCTGGACGCGGAGGAGCCCCGGTTCGTCGCGGCGATGGGCCAGCTCGGGACGATCCAGTGACCGCGCCCGCGACTGTCTCCGTCCAGCCGCTGGCGAAGGCGCTGGCGTACGAAAGTGAACAGCGCGGCGTGCCGTTCGGGGACGGGAAGCAGCCGGTCGTCACCGGCACCAAGCCGTTCGTCGTCGGCTGGTTCGACGCCGGCACCTACGCCGCCCGCTCCCTGATCGGCGCCGACGACTGGTCGTGTGTCCTCATCGCCCACTGCGCCGGCCTCACCCCGGAGGCGTCGCGGGTGGCGGTCGCGAAACTGTCCGCCGCCCTCTATGCCCTGCACGGGCAGACCGTCGCCGGGCGGATCGTGCAGATGCCGCAGAACCTCTCGTCGCAGCCGATGACCGTCGAGCGTGACGGTGACCGTGACCTTTTCGTGCAGGCCGTCGAGTGGCGGCTTCGTCTCACCCCCGCCTAACCGAAGGAGATCCCCCGTGGCTGACATGGTGACGATCAGGCACCGCGACACCGGACAGGAGCGGACGGTGGCACGCTCCGCCGTCCGCTTCTTCCCCGAGTACGACGTCCTGACCTCCGATGGTCGGGTCAACGCCAAGGCCACCACTGCGGCCACCACCACCAAGAAGGAGTCCTGACGATGGCTGACCTCGGTTTCGACGGCATGGTGCGGGTGTGCTTCGCGCCCACCATCGCCGACATCGACGCGCCCACCATCGCCGAACTCACCGCCGGGGTGGACCTCGAAGGCCGCCTTCTGCCCGACGGGCTGAACACCCCGTCGGACACCGGCCGCGTCGACAACTCCAAGATGAAGTCGACGTTCACCACCGAGATCGCCGGCCGACGGTCCTTCTCCGGGATCACCGTCCGCTACGTCCGCGGACCCGAGTCCGACACCGAGGCCACGGAGGTGGAGGAGGCGCTGGTGTACCGGGCCGTCGGGTTCCTCGTGATCCGCCGCGACAAGCTCGCCACCGCCGCCTGGGCCGCCGCGGACAAGGTGGAGGTGTACCCGGTGCAGGTGCTCCAGCCCAACCCGGACTCCCCCGCCCCCGACACTCTCCAGGCTGTTGAGGTCGGGTTCGCGTTGCAGGCCGAGCCGAAGGCGTTCGGCGACTTCGCCGCCGTCGCCGCCTGATGGCCGACAGCTTTGAGGACCTGATCGGCGAGTTCGAGTCGCCGATCAGGTCCGTCGGGATCTGCAAGAAGGGTTCCCTGTGGCGAGAGTACGACGAGCTGCGTGAACAGCTCGACGCCATGCAGGGTCAGGGCAACGCCCGCATGCGGCAGTCCACCGACGCCGTCGCCGTCGCCCAGAGGCTCCGCGACCTGGAGGAGGAGATGCGTGAACACACTGTGCGCTTCACCTTCCGCGGCGCCTCGAAGAGCAAGCTGGCCGCCATCAAGAAGCGGTTTCCGCCAGCCAAGGGGCAGGGCATCGACTGGGATCCGGTAGCCGGGGCGGCGGCGTTCATCGCGTCCTGCTCGCATGAGCCGAAGATGACCGAGGCCCAGGTCGAACAGCTCGAGGAACGCATCGGCCACGGGCAGCTCGACAAGTTGTTCTCCGCCGCGTGGGCCGCCACCACGGACGACACCACGGTCCCAAAATCCGCGCGCGCCTCCGCGCTTCTGGACGAGAACGACTAGAAGTCGAGCAGGCGCGGGCCTACGGGGTGCCGCGGTCGATCTTCCTCGGCCGGCCGTGGCCCAACCCCGGTGAGCCGCTGTTTCTCGATGAGGACACCGCCTGGGCTGTCGCTCTGGCGGAGGAGGAACGGGACGCATGCCCGTCCTGCGGCATGCCGAAAGACATCTGCCGCTCCGGGGACATCCCGTTCACCGACTACGAGGTGCGGGAGGAGACGTGCCAGCCCACGCTGCGGCTGGCACACCACCGCAACAGCGACGCGTGGAAGTCCCGCCACGAAGCCACCAAGCACGCGGTTCAGGCGTCCGTCCGTTTCCGTGACGGCAAAGCCCCGCGCACCGACTACGGGCTGGGGCTAGCTGCCGAAGGCGGCGAACAGGCTGATGAGTAGCCCGATGATCACGACGGCGGCCATGAGGGTCACGGCCAAGCCGATGGTCTTCAGTTCCTTGGTCTGACGCCGGGCCTCGGCAAGTAGCTCGGTTAGTACGTCGTCGTTTCCCCGTTCAGGCATGGGCGGAACAGTAACTAAGGAGGTGTCCACGCACAGTGACGACACGCAGCGTGGTCGTAAACCTCGTCGCCAATGTGAGCGGATATCTGTCGGGGATGGCGCGCGCTCAGGGCGCCACCGGCGGACTGTCCACGAAGGCTCTCGCTCTCACCGGAGCCATCGGTGGCATCGCCGCCGGGTTCGGTGCGGCGATCGGCAAGTCGGCGGAGTTCGAGCAGGCCATGTCTGGCGTACAGGCCGCCACTCAAGCGTCCGGTGCGGAGCTAGAGAAACTGCGCCAAGTCGCGATGGAGGCTGGGGCCGACACGCAGTACTCGGCGACCGAGGCGGCGGCGGCCATCACGGAGATGTCGAAGGCCGGCGTGTCGTCGGCGGACATCATAGGCGGCGGCCTGTCCGGTGCGTTGTCGCTGGCGGCGGCCGGCCAGATGGACGTCGCCGAAGCCGCCGGCTACGCGTCGGTGGCGATGACGCAGTTCAACCTGACCGGTGAGGACCTGCCACACGTCGCTGACCTGCTGGCCGCGGGTGCGGGCAAGGCGATGGGTGAGGTGTCCGACCTTGGGCAGGCACTCAACCAGGTCGGCCTCGTCGCGTCCTCCACCGGCCTCGGCCTGGAGGAGACGGTCGGCACCCTGTCCGCGTTCGCGTCCGCCGGCCTCATCGGGTCGGACGCCGGCACATCGTTCAAGTCGATGCTCCAGCAGTTGCAGAACCCCTCGGAGAAGGCTGCCGGGGTGATGTCCGACCTCGGCATCAACCTCTACGACGCCAACGGCAACTTCGCCGGGATGACGTCCCTGGCCGGGCAGTTGCAGGGCGCCATGTCCACGATGACCCCCGCCGCCCGCGACGCGGCCATGGCGATCATGTTTGGGTCTGACGGTGTCCGCGCCGCCAACGTCCTCTACAAGGAGGGCGCCGAAGGTATCGGTGAGTGGACCGCGAAGGTCAACGACGCCGGGTTCGCCGAGGAGCAGGCCGCCGCGCTGACCGACAACCTGAAGGGCGACCTCGAGCGGCTGGGCGGGGCGTGGGACACCCTGATGATTGGCCTCGGTGAAGGATCGCAGGGCCCACTGCGGATGGTCGTTCAGGGGCTGACCGGTGTCATTGACACGATCGGGCCGGTGTTGTCGGGGATCGGCAGCCTCGTGGGCTGGTTCACCGACCTCCCGGGGCCGGTTCTCGCCGCCGCCACGGCGGCAGGTGTCCTCGCCCTCGCCAACGGGCCCCTCGCCGGCGCCATCGCGATGTCGGCGATGGCGCTGGCCGGCTGGTATGGGCGGGTCATGGCCGCCGCGGGCGGTGCCGGCATCCTGTCGGGGGCGATGGTCGGGCTCCGCGCCGCCGCCGCTGGAACGATGGCCCTGCTCGGCGGCCCACTCGGGCTGGCCCTGATCGGTCTCACCGCTGCCGTCGCTGGTGTGAGCAGCGTCATGGCCTCGGCGGATGAGGACACCCAGCGATGGGCGGGCGCCCTGCGGGAAGGCGGTAAGGCCGCCGCTGGGGCGCGTAAGGAGATCGAGGACCAGTCCTTCATGGACAAGTTCCTCTACAACCTGACCAACTGGGGCAACACGCAGGACGTCGCCACCGCCAAGACGGAGGAAGCGACTCAGGCCAATCGGGAGTACTGGGATTCGCTGAACCCGGTGGAGAAGGCACAACAGAAGGTCACCGAGTGGACCAACAACCTCGCCTACGCCCTTGAGGAGCACGGCGCCTCATCGGAGGAGGCGCGGACCGCGCAGGAGCGGCTGGCCTACTGGACCGAGGTCCACGCCTCGAAGGAAGGTCAGTTGCAGACCGCCATCGAGGGCGCGACGGGCGCGACCGGGGCGGCTGCGCAGGGCATCGCGTTCATCGGTGACGCCGCCACCATGACCGAGGAGCAGGTCGACGCAGCCGTCAAGGCGCTGGAGGACTGGCGCGGCGAGCTGGCGTCAATCAGCACATCGTTCGTTGAGCCGCTGTCGGTGTACAAGGCGCAGCTTGAGGAGAAGTACGGCGCCGAGGCGGCGTCGATGACGTCCACGGAGGCGATGACCGAGGCCGGGAAGACGTCGTGGCGGGACTACGCCGAAGACGTCGGCATCTCCCTCGACGACGCCGCCAAGGCCCTCGAGGAGCAGAACCTGGCGCACGAGAACTGGCGCACCAACCTCGTCACCGCCACCCAGCGCGGTGGCCTGGAGGTCGGGCAGATCCTCGCAGGCATGGGCGAAGAGGGTGCCCTGCTGACCGCGCAGATGGCGAACGCCACCGACGCCGAGTTCAACCGCATGCGCGACGCGATGATCGAAGACGCCCGCCTCGGCGGCGCGGGGGCGGCGGCGGAACTCGATACCCACATGCGGGTCATGGCCGCTATCGGCGCGGCAGGCGGCAAGGCAACCGCCTACGGCATAGCGCAGGAGTTGGGTTTGGGGCTCGCCGAGGTGTCGGAGATCGCCCGCCAGTACGGTATCGAGCTGGCGGGCACGATCAATCCGGTGCTGTCCGCGATGGGCCGCCGTTCCATCGAGATCGAGCAGAAGCCCGGCTACGTCTACCGCGGTGTCGTTCCCGAGTTCGCTCAGGGCGGTTACACAGGTCCGGGCGGCAAGTTCCAGCCGGCCGGGATCGTCCACGCCGGGGAATACGTGCTCACCCAAGACGAGGTGGATCGGCTCGGTGTCGGCGCCATCGAGGAGTTCGCCAACCGCGGCTACGCCGACGGCGGGTTCGTCACCGCCGCAGACTTGCCCCGCCCCCGCTCGACTGCACCGTTCCGGCCGCCGATCTCCAGCGCCGCCGATGCCACCATGCAGCGCGGCTACGACGAGACCGCAGCCTGGCTGGCCGCGAACGCCGCGGCCGGAGCCGGCGACGCCGGCTCCAACTGGCAGCAGCTCTTCGCCACCGTGCAGCGCGCCATCCCGCAGGCCCGCCTCAACTCCGGTCTGCGGAACACCCCCGACGCGCACGGCCGCGGCAAGGCCGTCGACTTCGGTTTCGGCACCGGCCTGGGCGGCGCCGGCTCCGCCGGGTTGGCGTCGATCGCCCGCTTCCTGTACCGCGGGTTCGGCCGATCCCTGTACGAGCTGATCTACGACGGGGTGGGGGACGACACCCCGGACGTGAAGAACGGCCGCGACCACACCTACAACAAGATCACCCAGTTGCAGCACCGCAACCACGTCCACGCAGCCGTCTACGACGGCGGCGGGATCCTCGCCTCCGGGGCCGCAGCTCTCAACCTGTCCGGCTCCAACGAGCGGATCCTGTCTCCGCGCGAGACGACGGCGTTCGAGGCGTGGATGTCCCGCGAGTTCTCCGGCGGCCACGGCGCTGGAGCCGGTTCGGTGTCCACGACCGACGCCCGCTCCTACCCGGTCACGGTCACCGCCGGCCCGGACACCGCCGCGATCGTCGCCGCCATCCGCGACAGTCAGCGTGACCTGGAGTTCCTGCATGGCTGAGCGGTTCGTGTGGACCCCGCCCGCCGGGGCGGCCATCGACCTGTCCGACGACGCCGCCGGCTATCGGGTCCTCGCCGCAGGCACCCGCGGTCTCAATAACGTCACGTACGAAATGGCGACGGAGCGGCACGCCGGAACCGACGGGACCACCGTCCAGGCGGTTACCGCCAACCCCAACGAACCCACCCTCGGCCTCATGGTCCAAGCCGACAGCGAAACCGAGCTACGCGGCAAGGTCCGCGGTCTCGTCCGCGCCATGCGCCCCAAAGCCGGGGCCGGCCGGTTGACCGTCACCAGCGACGACGGCGACAGCCGCACCCTCACCTGCTACGCGGTGGGCGGCCTCGAGGGCGACGAGTCGCCCGACACCACCCTCGCCGGTGCCTGGTGGAAAGCCGCCCTGAAGCTGTACGCCGCCGACCCCTACTGGTACGGCGCTGAGACGTCGGTGACGTGGTCGCTGGTGGACCTGCCCGCGTTCTTCCCGCTGCCCCCGATGCAGTTGGCGGCGTCCACGATCACCGGGCAGAAGACGATCACCAACCTCGGCGACGAGGACGCGTTCCCGGTGTGGACGATCACCGGGCCGGGTGTGGCACCGGAGTTGGTGAACACCACCACCGGCCGCAGCATCGCCCTCGACCTCACGCTGGCCGAAGGCGACGCCGTCCACATCGACACCCGCCCGGGTTACCAGTCGGTGCGCGACGGCGACGGCACCAACCTGTTCGGTGCGTTGACCACGGACCCGGCGCTGTGGGTGCTCGAGCCCGGCGCGAACAGTGTGGCGGTGTTGATGGACGATGTGGGGGCGGCGTCGTCGGTGACCGCCTACTACTCGCCCAGGTTCGCCGGGATCTAGGCCGTGGCTGAGTGGCTGCTGCTGACCCGCGATCCGGCCGGTGAGCTGACCGGTGTCGCCCCCGTCGTCGACCTGTCCGCCGTCACCCGCCACTTCGGGATCGGCGCCGGCACCGCCACCGTCCCCTACACCGACGACCTGTACGGGCGGCTGGTGGAGGGGGCGACGGTGGAAGCCCGCCGCGGCGAGCTCACCATCTCCGCCGGTCCGCTGGTGGAGATCACCGAATCCTGGGCCGAAGACCGTCTCAAAGTCTCATGGCTGGGCGACGAGGTGGTCCTGAAAGATCGGCTGGTCATCCCCGACCCGACCCGCGCCGCCGACGCACAGACCACCCAGTCCCACTGGACCCGCACCGGGACCGCCTCGACGGTGATGCTGGCGCTGATCGCCGAACAGGCCGGCCCGACCGCCCACGCTTCGTACCGGGTGCCCGGGCTGACCGTCGCCCCGGACCCGGTCGCCGGGGGAACCGTCACCGCGAAAATCCGGTACGGCGACCCCGACCTGCTCACCGAGTTGCGCACCCTGTCGATCGCGTCCGGCGCGGACATCGGCGTCCGCGTCACCCGCACCGACACCGGCCTCCAAGCGTCGGTGGTGCCGTCGCGGGACGTCGCCGACACCGTCCGCTTCTCGACCGACCTGCGGAACCTCGCCGCCTACACGTTCACCCGCAAAGCGCCGACCGTCACCGCCGCCATCGCCGGCGGGCAGGGCGACCTGACCGCCCGGGCGCAGCGCGTCGCCTTCTCGGCGGACCCGATCACCACCGCCTGGGGTCGCACCATCTGGACGTACGTCGACCAGACCGACGCCGACACCACCGCCGAACTCGACCAGTCCGCCACCGAAGCCGTCGCCGAAGGTGCCGCGACCGTCGCCCTCACCTGCACCCTGCGGGACACCGGGGCGGTCGCGTTCGGCCGCGACTGGAACCTCGGCGACAAGGTCACCGTCTACGTCGGCCGCCCCGGCCAACCCAAAGCCGAAGTGGTGGACGTGGTGCGGGAGATCGCATTCACCTACGGGCGGTCCGGTGAATCCATCACCCCCGCGATCGGCACCCCCGACGCCACCGCGCTGCCCTCCCGGGTCACCCAGCAGACCCTCAACAAGATCGCTGCCCGGCTGGCCGGGCTCGAAAGGCGGACCTGATGCCGGACCTTTACGGCCCGTTCGACGACGCACCGTGGTCGATGGACCAGTGGTACCGCTTCGCCCACACCTGGGCCCCCTCCGGGGTGCTGGGTGTGGAGGCCGACGCCGCCACCCCCGCCACCGGGGCTCTCGGTCTCACCGTCACCGGCCTGGACATCAGCATGGCGACCGGGCGGGCGTGGGTGCATGGCGCCGGCTACGAGCGCACCGACACCCCGTGGACCGCGACCGTCGCGGCGAACCTGACCGCCCAGCCCCGCATCGACGCCCTCGTCCTGCGCCGCGACCTCACCGCCCGCACCGTCACCCCCACCCTGCTCACCGGCACCCCCGCCGCCACACCCGCCGCACCCACCCGCGCGGACGACGAGACCGGGCAGTGGGACCTGCCGCTGTACACATGGCGGGTCGACGCGGGTGCCGCCGCCCTCACCAACCTCACCGACGCCCGGGTGTGGGTGGACACCGAAACCGGCTACGGCTTCACCAGCGGCGGCAGTGGGGGCGGCTCCGTCCACGAGGGCATCCTGGCAACGTCCGTGTGGACCTCCCGCGCCATGCCCGCCGCCTACGCGTGGCAGGAAGTGTGCTGGTCGGAGGAACGTGAACTGTTCGTCGCAGTCAACAGCGGATTCGGTGCTGTCGCCATCTCCCCCGATGGCATCACCTGGACGCTACGCACCGCCGCAAACGCCTCCTCCGGTGTCGCCTGGTCCGCAGAACTCGGCCTGTTCGTCGCCGTCGGGGGGTCAGCCGCCAGTACCACGGCCGCCATGACTTCCCCCGACGGCATCACCTGGACGCAGCGCACCACCACCACCGGCAACTGGCAGTCGGTGTGCTGGTCCCCGGAACTCGGCCTGTTCGTCGCCGTCGCCAACACGGCCACCACCACCCAGCGGGTGATGACCTCACCCAACGGCATCACCTGGACCGCCCGCACCATCACCGGCACCGTCGCAAACTGGCAGTCGGTGTGCTGGTCGGCGGAGTTGGGCCTGTTCGTCGCCGTCGCATCCGACACCGCCAACGGAAACTTGACCGTCGCTACCTCGTCCGACGGCATCACCTGGGCGCAGCGCAACGCGAACAACGCCCTCGGCTGGCAGTCGGTGTGCTGGTCGCCAGAGCTGGGGCTGTTCGTCGCCGTCGGCAACTCCGGCGCGTGCATGACCTCCCCGCAGGGCTTCACCTGGACCGTCCGCACCATGCCCGAGGCGATCGCCTACAACTCGGTGGCCTGGTCCCCCGAGTTCGGGCTGTTCGCCGCCGTCGGCTCACCGTCGGCCACCGGACACGGTGTCGCCGTGTCCACCGACGGCATCACCTGGACCCGTCGCCCGAACTCAAACGTCGGAGCCGGCCTGGCCTGGACGTCGGTGTGCTGGTCCCCCCACCTGCGCATGTTCACCGCCGTCACCCCCACCACCACCGGCATCCCGCAGGCCATGACGTCCGTACCCGCCGCCTGACAGCGAGGCCAGCCATGACGCAGCCGCCCCCCGACCCCGACTCGCTCCCCATCGACCCCGACGACTGCAACGACACCCCCAAACTCACCCCCGACGAATGGGCAGCCATCGCCGAACTCTCCCCCACCGACCCCGACCAAGAACCCCGAGACGACGACTGATGGCCCGCATGCCCGGCGCCCGCTGGCGACCCCTCGCCGACAACTGGGCCACCCAACCCCGCCTCACCCGCTACGACCTCCTGCTCCTGCACACCGCCGTCGGGTCGTTCGACGGCACCTACAACTACTTCCGCAGCAGCAGCGGCTACACCGGCGCCGAATCCCACTTCATGACCTCCGGCGCAGGGGACATCGACCAGTACCAGGACACCGCCCACCAAGCCGAAGCCAACGGCGCCGCCAACAGCCGCGCCATCTCCGTCGAGAACGCCGACATGGGCCCGCAGTTCGCCCCCTGGAACACCGGCGACGGCAACGCCGTCCCCCCCTTCACCCCGCAGCAGATCGAAGCCAACGCCCGCATCGCCGCGTGGGCACACCAGCAGCACGGCATCCCGCTCGAGCTGGTCCCCGACTCCAGACCCGGCCGCCGCGGCATCGGCTACCACCGCCTCGGCGTCCCCGGCTACGCCACCGCAGGCGGCGAACTGTGGTCCTCGGCCCGCGGCAAGTCCTGTCCCGGCCCCAAGCGCATCGCGCAGATCCCGCAGATCATCGCCCGCGCCCGCCAACTCGTCGCCCCCCCCACCACAGTCGCAGCGGCGAATCCCGCACCCCCCACCCCCTACCTCACCGGAGACGACGACGTGATACTCGCCTGCGAACTCACCCCCGGACAGACCACCTACGGCGTCCTCTCAGGCGGTGTGTTGACCGGCCTCGGCACCGACGGCGGCATCACCGACGCCGCCAAAGCAGGGCGCCTGTTCGTGTTGTGGGTGAACCGCGGTGACTGGACCGAGATCGACCGCAAGAGCCGGCTGATGCTCGGCGAACCCGCCGCCTGACAACCATGCTCCGCCGCGGCACCTGGCACCCCACCCGCGGCACCTGGGTCCCCACCCTCCTCGCCGTACAGATCGTCTTCCTCGGGCAAGCCCTCCTCCGCGGCGCCGACTACGTCCGCACCCCACCCGGCGCAGTCCCCCGCGAACTCACCGCTCTCGTCCCCCCACCCATGTGGGCATGGGGACTCCTCTTCGGAGCAGCCGCCGTCGCCGGCCTCATCGGCATCGCCGGCCACTGGGGCTACGTCGTCGCCGTCGGACACTGCGGCGTCGCCATCGCCTACCTCTGCGTTGGCATCGCCCTATTGGACGCCGCCCACGTCACCGAATGGTGGCGTGTCATCCTCGGCCTCCTCCTCTTCGGATTCGGCGCCGCACTCATCCGCGTCCGACCACCCGACCGCGCCCGCTTCGCCACCGCCCGAACCCTCTGCGTCGTCCTGCTGATCGCCGGCGTCCTCGGCATCGTCGACGGCCTCGGCCACGACTTCCGCACCGCCACCGGCCAACTCGCCGGAGCCGCCATCCACGGCACGCTAGGTGTCGCCATCCTCCGCACCGTCCAACGGCAGAAGATCCGGGCCCGCCTCACGGACCCGCCGTGACCTTCACCGAAGCCTGGGGCTTCCTGTCCGGCGGCGGTCCCGTCGTCGTCGGCATCTTCACCGCCTTCGTCCTCATCCAACTGTTCTCCGAACGCGTCGCCAAAGCCCTCGGCCCCATCCTCGGCGCCGTCGGCCGCTGGTGGCACGGACGCGAAGAACGCCAAGAACGCGAACTACAGGCACTCCTCGCCGCCCGCGCCAAAACCGGCGAAGACCGCGCGACCTACCAGCTCGAAGACATGCAGCGGCAACTTGCCTACTTCCTCGACGTCGTCGAGAAGCTGCGCGGCGAGAACGCCGGCCTTCGCGACGAACTCCACGCCGTCCGCAAACTCCTCGATTCCCAGTCTCGCGACGTCACCGAAACCCGTGAAGTGGTGCGGGGCATCAAACGCACCATCGACACCGGCGAGCGGCTGGCGATCCTTCCGCCGCCACCACCCATTACCGGGACCACCCGCCGGCACGCCGCACCTGACACCGACCCCACCCAACGCATCTATCCAGACCGGTAAAGCTGCGTAAACCGGTAAGATCACTTAGACAAAAACACCCCGGCGACCTGCTGTCACAGGCCCCGGGGCACGGTCCGACTGGTCAGGAGCCGAACGTGTCCGATGCTACCGCCGAACGATGGCTACCCGTTCCCGGATGGGAAGGGTTATACGAGGTGAGCGACCACGGTCGGGTGCGCAGCCTCGACCGTATGATTACTCGTCGGGATGGACCGACCGGCCGGCGCCCGGTCCGCATGCGAGGCCGGATTCTCAAGCCCAGCAGGATGACGAAACGCCGCCATCTGTTCGTGACGTTGTGCCAAGGCGACGACAGGCGACCTGTGGCGGTGCACGCACTGGTCCTTAGAGCCTTCGTCGGCCCACGCCCCTCGGACCAGGAATGCTGTCATAACGACGGGAACCCCGAGAACAACCACTCGACGAATCTCCGATGGGACACCAGGGCGGGGAATCAGCGCGACGCGGTCGCCCACCGAACGCACGCGCAAACAAGGAAGGGAACGTGCCCCCGCGGGCATCTTCTTGCCTTGCCTAACCTGAGCAGTGGTGCGCTGCGGAATGGTCGTCGGCAGTGCCTAGCCTGCCACCGCGCTGCCGGCTCTGAGCAGAACGCCAAGCGCAGGGGCCTGCCCTTCGATCTTCAAGTCACGTCCGATATCAAGTACGCCGCGATCATGGAGGGGGCTCGGCATGCCGTTCACGACGCCCCTCGTAGTGAGGCGGGTTAGCCCGACGCACTGGGAACTGATCGCACCCCTCTCCTACCAAGGAGCCGTGGATCACTTCACCGTCCACGACGGCCTCGTCACAGACTTCGCCTCAGTGCCCCGCTGGCTGCAATCGTTCGTCCAAGCCACCGGCACCTGGACCGGCGCAGCCGTACTGCACGACGACTTCTGCATCCAACTCGCGGCCGGCAACTGCGCCGTCAGCAGCTCTGATGCCGACGGGATCTTCCGCCGCGTCATGGACGAGGAGGGCGTCGGTTTCGTCCGCCGCTGGCTGATGTGGACGGCGGTGCGTTGGGCGGCCCTCAATAATCCCGCACGCCGGCCGGGCTGGCTAAGGGACTCACCGAAGGTTCTTGCCATCACCCTCGTCCTGCTCGCCGCCGTGGGTGCCGCCGTCTACGGCTTGGACTGGCTTGCACACACGATCTTCTAGGAGCGCTCGTGACCACCGCCGAACCGCCACCGCAGCAGTTCAACCGGCGCGCCACCGACCGCGACCCCAAAATCGGCCCCGTCGAGCAACGCCGCCGCCTCGTCCGCTTCCTCGCCGCCGACCCCGTCAACACCCGCTGGCTCGCCGAACACAACGCCGACCTCCTCGAGCGCGTCGCCCGCCACGTCGCCCTCGCCGGCTACAAGGAAGCAGGGTCGAAGGTGCGGGCCATCGCCGACGCCCACCGCACCGGGAAAGTAAGTCCCTTTTAGTCCGTAACCTAAATCTGCCCCACCGTCTGCGTCCCCGGCAGACGGTGGGGCCTTTCGTCATGCCTGCCACCGCCACGACGCCGGCCACGGCGGCTCACCCGTCAGGTAGTAGCGGGCCGCGAGGATCACCACCAGCCACAACAGCAGCCACACCCAATCCCGACGGCGCATCCGCCGGCTTACCACTGACCGTCGGCCGGCGCGGCCGGGCCGGGGCGGACCGCGAACTCCAACAGCACCGTCCGATCGGTCCCGCCGACCGAGTACACCGTGCAGGACCGGGCCTCGAACGCCTCCGCCAGATACTCCCGCTTCTCATACCAGCGGGTCGCCGGCTGCCCGTCGAGCATCCGCGCCTCCACCACGTCGAACACCCCATCCACCCGCACCGACCGCAACTCGGGGACGAGGTTCCCGTAGTTGAGTCCGGCGTTCTTGCAGATGGGGTCCCACCACTTGCGGTACAAGGTCAGCCGCCTCCACGCCGCGAGGAGAGGCCGGTTGCCGCCGTCCAACGACTGCATCCACGTCACCCACCACAAGCACGCAACGAGGAGGAGTCCGAGCGGAGCGACGCGGGGTGCGGTGCGCAGGGCCAACATGGTCATCCACAGCCCAACCCCGCCCACGATGGTCGCCGTGACCGTCGAGTGTCGCACCAGCCACCGACACAACCGGCCGAACCGGCGACAGAACCACGCCAGCACCCGGCCGGTGAACCGCAACCGGCGGACCCACCGCGGTTGCCACGGTGGCGCGGCGGGCTGCGACAGGGTGCGCTTGAAGATGCTCACGACAGCTCGTCGACGTGGCCGTGGCGGATGCGGCATCTATCCAGATCGAAGCAGCGGAGCACCTTCTTGCAGATGGTGCAGAACCACTGCGCGTGTCCCCTGGGACTCTTGTCGAGAGCGATGAACAGCGGCAGCCCGTCCGGTGTCGGCACAGGCTCAGCCGGCGCTCTGTCGCGGACGTTGTAGCGCGGGTGCTCCTTGGCGATGGCAAGCCGCTCGACCTTGAGCACGTCCGTGTAGTGGCCGGGGACTGGCTGCTCCGTGACCGCAGCGACCTCGGACCACCACGGCTTGTTCCACGAATGGGACCTGAGCCGCTGGCTGAGATTGCCGGTCATGCCGACGTAGAGCAGATCCCCGTCGGCGTTGAACAGTCGGTAGACGACGTGAAGCCTTCGGGTCTCGCGACCACAACCGGTCGCCTGCCCTATGGTGTCGCCGTGACCGACCAGCTCTCCGACGCCGTCCGCCTTCTGATCGAGAAGCTGATGAAGGCTCGGGACATGAAGCGCAGCGACCTCGCCGCCGCGTCCGGGCTGCCGGCCACCTCGATCATCCGGAAGTTCAAGACCAACGAGCCCGGCCGGTTCGACCTGGATGACGTCGCCGCCATCGCCCCTGTCTTCGACCTCACCGCTTCCGAGCTGATCGCCTGGGCTGAGCGGACTCGTCACCCGTCGGAGTGACACGCCGACCGTTTCTGGTTGCTTCACACAGGGAGCGTAGCCGATACTGGCTGCGTGAACATCCCCAAGGTCACCGCGGCTGACCTCAAGGCCGCCGCCCAGCGCCTCGCCGGTGCTGTCGTCCAGTTCGTCGAAGATGGGACTGTCGGCCCGGCCGTCTACAAGGCGCGCATGGAAGCGTGGGCGACCATCGAAGGCGACGATCTGGGTGCCGACGATGGCACGATCGTGTGCCTTGTCCTGCCCGGTCAGGCCGCCGAGCTGATCGCCGAGCACGGGTCCGCGGGTAAGGCCGCTGCTGCCGTCAACCGCGAGCTGCGGGCGGAGGTCCAGGCGTGACCGTCATGGAAGCTGCGAAGACCAACTACGACGACACCCCGCTGATCTCCGACCGCGACGCCGCCTGGCTTGAGAAGCGCGGCCCCTGGTTCCACTGGGCGCTGGCGGTGTTGGCTGGCGGCAACTTCGCCGCTCTCGTGGGGGTGCTTCTGTGACCGCGCAGCCGACCGACGCTGACCGTGAAACGGTGCTCAAGATCCTCGGCTTCCCGCCCGGTTATCGGGGCAAGTCGCATGTTGCGCGCATTGCGCAGGCCATCGCCGATGCCCGCGCCGAAGGCGTCGCCCACGCCGCCCGCATCGTCCAGGACGAGGCCGACGCCCGCGGCCGACACACATCCGAACTCGACCAGACCGCGGCCGGCGCGCTCGACGCCGTCGCCCGCCGCCTTCGGAAAGAGGCCACCCGATGACCGCGCTGACCGACCGACAGCAGCGGGTGTACGCAGCCCTCAAGGCTGCCGGCATGCCGCTCACCGTGGCCGAGGTCGCCGAGGACACCGGCATTTCGACGGCCCGTGTCCGCGACATTCTGCGGGCACTGCAAGCGTTCGGCCTGACCGACATGGCAGGCGTGTCGATGACCCGCAACGCCCGCACCTGGAAGGCGACCCGATGAGGCTCACCGAGGCCAAGTCGGCCGCGCTGGTCGTGTCCGAGGAGTGCGCCCCGTCGCTGCTCACCGAAGCCGGCGCGCGGAAGCTCATCGGGGAACTCCGCGACTGCCTCGCCCTGTCCGACGACCTCCTCGTCCGCGCCTACACCGGCCGCGCATGGGAGGCGCTGGGCTACGAGTCGTGGGAGGCGCTGTGCGCCGCCGAGATCCCCGAGTTCCGCATGCTCAAGCTCAAGACCGCAGCCCGCCGCCAGCGGGTCGCGGCACTCAAGGCCGAGGGCGCGAACATCCCCGAGATGGTGGCCGCCACCAACAGCAGCCTCGGCTCCGTTCACCGCGATCTCGTGGCCCTGGAGGGCGGCCACACGCGGGCCACCAAGGGCGACGCGGCTTTCCAAATGGAAACCGGCCAGCCCGAGGCCGACCCCTACCAGGGCATGTCCCGCGTTCTCGAGGTCGTCGCCCGCACTGCCGCCCAGGAGGACCGGGGGTTGACCTGTCGCGAGCTGGAGCACGAGACCGGTTGGCACCACGGTCAGGCCAGCGGCGCGCTGTCGCGGGCCAAGCGGCAGGGCCTCGTCGCGGTCGATGGCCGGCAGCGCATGGGCTACGGCGCGCACGTCGTCACCGACCTCGGCCGCGAGATGCTGGGGACCATGACCGAGGAGACCGCCCGATGACCGCCGCCCGCGTCCGCTACGGCAACCTGTCCCGCCACGCCCGCGACACCATCACGTCCCACGGTGCGCCGGTGACCGTCGCCGGCTACGTCCGCCACTGGTTCCCCGACGGCGTGTGGCGCGGCGACGCGTGTGGCTGCCCCGACGACCGGTGCATCGGCTACCACCACGACGAGGCCGACGACTGCGGCTGCCTGGGCGTCACTCTCGGCGAGTACGCCGCGCTCGCTACGGTGACCCGGTGAGCGACCGCGAGCAGGTGGAAGCACGGATCGTGCTCGACGATGAGCGGCGTCACCGGTTGGAGAACTTCGGCCCCTATCGCCGCTGGCAGCCCGGTGATGGTCCACTGTGGGTGTGCGACCGCTGCGGCGCGGCCGTCGGTGACGTACTAGCACACGAGAACTGGGCGCACCCCGAGTGACGCTCGCCGAGTTCCTGCTGGCCCGCATCGCCGACGATGAGGCGGCGGCGCGGGTTGTCATGCGAGAGGACGAGCGGCACCCGTGGGGCGACCGGGCCCTGTCGCCCGTTTCCGTGGAGCGGATCCCTGACGAGGTGCGCGGCTATCTCGGCGGGACCTGGGGCGAGCACTTCGCCCGGTGGGACCCCGCCCGTGTCTTGGCGGAATGCGACGCCAAGCGGCGCATCGTGACCGAGTGCGGATGGGTGACCGTCATGCAACTCCTAGCCCTCCCGTACGCCGACCACCCCGACTTCCGCGACGAGTGGGCTGTCTCGTGAGCGCGGTCATGGACCTCACCACTCCCGCCGGTCTGCGGGAGTCGGTCCGCGTCTTCCGTGACCCGGCCACGTCCGACACTGAGCGCGACCGCATCCGCCACGCCTGGGCCGCCGCCGGCATTCCCAATCAGTTCGCTGCGATGATCCGCGCCGCCGATATCGAACGCGTCATCCTCGACGAGCAGTGGCGCCCGTGACCCCGGCGCAGTGGAAAGCCCCGCCCTCCGGACGCGTGAGCGCCTTCCCCCGGAGGACGGGGCTGATCCCGTTGTGCCCGCCAAACTAGCGGTCAACCCTGACCGCCCCGGTGCGCCCGGTCATCCAACGCCTGCACCAGCTTCGCCGCCTTCGACCGCGAAAACGCCGCATACACCTGCGTTGTCTGCAACGACTCATGCCCCGCCATGTGCTGCATCAACACCACATCCCCCAACTCCTCCACCCCCACCGAGATGTACCGGTGCCGCCCCGAGTGGGCCGTCGCGTCGATCCGCAGCCGCTGATAGTGGTAATTGATCGCCTGCGACACCGCGTTCGGGGTGATCTGCCGGCCGTCGCGGCCGATGAACACCGGCCCCCGGCGTCCCCACGAGTAGGCGCGGATCGTCTCGATGACGTAGTCCCCGACGGGCACCAGGCGTTCCTTGCGGCCCTTGCCCTGGATGAACAGGGACCAGCCGCCGGCCGCCTCCTGCCGCACATCCGACCAGCGCAGGCCGGCTACCTCCATCGCTCTGCACCCCGCGTACGCGGTGAGGACGATCATCGCCCGCAGCTTCGGCCCCGCCTCGCTGATGGCCCGCGCCAGATCATCCTCACCGATCGGCCGCGGCAGGCCCTTCTTCGTCCGTGGCCGGTCCAACGCCGTCGCCGGGTTCTCCGTGATGATCCGCTGCCGCACCAGCCACGTGTAGAACGCGGCCACGGCGTTGACGTACGAACGGCGCGTCTCCGCAGCCTTCCCCGGCAACACCATCTGCTGCCAGTGCTGGAGGTGGATGGGTTCGGCGAACCGCAGCGGCACATGGACGGTGTCCGACAGCCGCTCGAGCACAGTGCGACGCAGGCGGATCGTGGCTGGGCTCAGACCCCGGATGTCCCGACACCAAAAGAGGAAGTTCACCACGTCGGTGTCGAGCTGTGTCCCCACGGTGGTAGTGGTACGACAACCCAGGGTTCCGGAACCAGGGTCCGAGGTGGGTTGGTCGCTCTCGGTAACCGTGGCAATGGTCACGTTCACGCAGCCCGTAGGCCGGTAACAGGTAAACAACTCAGTGATCGTCGGGAAACGGGAGCGCTGTCCTGGGTGGTAACACCGGGGTCGCCGTAGTCGTCTCCGGCCAGCCAGACGGCGTCCACATCGGTCGCCTTCGCCCACAGGAGCAGGCGGTTCAGCTTCGGACGCTGGTCGCCGGCCTCGTAGTTGGACACCGTCCGCTTGCTGATGCCGAGGGCGTCGGCCAGCTCCTGTTGCGTGATACCGACGGACGCTCGCGCCCACCACAACCGCTCCTCAAGGGTGTCGAAGGTGGGGCGTCGGCCTCCGGGCTCGATCACTGTCAGTGAACTCATTGGGCGAGTGTCACCCGTGCGGCCCGGCACTTGCAAGCCTGCAAGCTGAGGAACTTCTGCGCGACACGCGGGTTCACTCTGGCGAGTGACTGCAAGTACTTGCTAACTTGCAGGTGTGCGCAACGACGACGGGGACGAAGTCCTCACCACCGCCCAGGTCGCCCGCCTGTTCGGCGTCACGCCCGCATGGATCAACCAACTGGCACGCGACGGGCGACTTCCCGTCGACGGACGGATGGACGGTCCCACCGGCACCTACCTGTTTCGCCGCGACCTGATCGAAGCGGAACTGGCCCGCCGCATGTCGGCCGCCTAGATGCCCGGCCGGGGCCTCCGTGTCCCCGTGCGAACCCCGGCCGGGCTTCCCCCCGCAACAACGCCCACGGCGGCCCCTCCCCCAGCAAGAGAACGGGCCGCCGCAGACGAAAGGAACCCTAGCCATGCGCGCCACCTTCCGAAGGTTCGCCGCCACCGCGGTCCTCACCGCGGCCCTCACCGCCGCCCCGGCCGCCGCGCACGCCGCCGGCTGTCATCCACACCCGGAGGTGTGTGAGGCGGAGGCGCTGTCCGGCACGGACCACATGCCGGCCGACGAGGCGACGCACGGCCCGTGCAGCTTGGGACCCCTCGCGTGGTGGTGCGCGGCGACGGCCGGTCGGGCGGTGAACGCGTGACCGCCGACCTCCTCGGCTGGTCGTCGACCGCCACCGACACCACCGATCTCAACATGTCGGCGGCCCGGTTCGCCGCCGCGGAGACGACGTTCATCCCGTTGGCGGTCACCTTCGCTGACCGGCCGCCGCGCCCGGACGAGGCCCCGCCGGTGCGGTTGCCGCGTCGTCTGCGTCGCCGCGTCCGCGCCCTCATCTGGGGACCGGCATGACCGCCCGCTTCCGGGTCCGAGTCGAGTACGTCTTCGACTACGAGATCGATGCCGAGGACGAGGACGATGCCCGCCGCTTGTTCGATGAGGGTGACGTGGAGGACGGCAAGGTCATCGACGTCTATGACGGGCCGATCGTCCACGCCGTTTGGCGGGCCGACCGGTGACCGGCCTGGCCGCGGATCGTGCCCTCGCCCTGGCCGCGTTGCGCCCCCGGCAGGCTACGCCGCCCGCCTACGACCAGCTCACCGACTCCGGCCGCGCCGAAGTCGACCGCATCGTCGCGTTGATCCGCGAGGTGCGCGCCGAGGCTCTGGCCGACGCCGCCACGGAGTGGGCGTACCTCACCGAAGGATCGGGACCGGTCGTTCGGTTCCTCCGGGCCCGCGCCGCCAGGGACGTGCGGGAGCAGGCGTTCCAAGCGGGCTACGACGCGGCCCGCGCCAACCGAGACGAGGACCCGACGTGACCGCCATGACCCTCCGCGGGGTCCGGGCACAGACCGAGCTCGACGAGCGTGGCAAACGCACCGGCGGCGTCGACCTCTACGGCATAGCCACCTGGCTCAAACGCGAGCCCTTAGTTCACGCAGTCATGTCCCCGGCCGAAGCGAGGCGGCTAGCCACCCAACTCCTCGTCGCCGCAGACCGCGCCGAGGACGCCTCGTGAGCGCGGCTGGGTGGGGTTACGCCGTCGTCGTCGCCACCCTCACCGTCCTCGCCGCCTACGCGTACGGGGTGCGCCGCGCCCTCACCCGCACACCCAACCCATTCGACGTCTTCACCGACGACCCCGGAGACCAGACGTGACCACACCTCTCGACCTGACCACCCTCCACCTGGACAAGGGCGCTCATGGCAATCCAGCGGAAGGCGCCTGCCTGCTGGAAGCCACGGCCCTGTTCGCGGGAGAGCCGTTCACCGACCATCCCGAGTGTGTTTCCCGCGTCCTCGCGGACTTCGGGATATTCCTCAACGACCGGTTCGGGGACGACCGGCGGCAGGAGCTGAAGCGGTTTATCCCGCTGCTGCCCGGCACCGCCAGAGACGGCCGGGACGAGGCGCGCGGCTACCTGGCGTTGGACTGGCTGGTCCGTACCTGGACGCCGGCGTGGCTGGATCTGCGGCCGGAGCTGGCCGAGGTGGCGGCGGAGCTTCGGGGGCTGCGGCGGATCGCCGACCTGGCCGCCTGCGCTGCGGCCGGCCCTGTGGTCCGGGCTGCGCAGTCGAAGGCGGCCGCCGCCGGGGCCGCCGCCTGGGCCGCCGCCTGGGACGCCGCCTGGGCCGACGCCTGGGCCGCCGCCCGGGCCGCCGCCCGGGCC